ATCAATATCAATATCCGAAAGGCAGTAAATATTAGGCACTTGGCGGGCAAGCCACTTAACATGACTGGCGTTATACTCGCCTCCCGACCTTAATACACAAATGTTAATCAATGGTAATGCTCCGCTATCCATCTATGCTTGCTTATTGACGGGTCGCGCATGCCTGAAAAAAACACAATCTTGCAATTATCCGGCAGCCTGTCTCCGATGAGCCTTGCGTTATATACGCCTTCATCGGCTCCAACGACCTTCGCGCTTTCAATTTTGTAGCTAATCCATGCCTGATCTGAACCTATTAATCTGCTTTGCTCGTTCATTATTCGCATCAGCTTAGGGCTTTCTTCAGAGTCAAAGTCATCCCACACATTATGATGGATTCCCGAATCCATAATTACCAATGATCCATTGTATTTTTGATCCGAGTAGCGGCCTTGTCCGTAACCATTTATAACGAAAGGCTCTTGCAAGGTGAATATATCAGTAACGTCACCTGTAATTACGCAGTCAAGGTCAATCCATGCAAACCGCATTCCTAGCAGAGTTTCCATCTCCGAGCTGAATAGCTTTAGCCTTCTATAGCAGCCACCAAGATCAGCAAGATCGTCCCACAGCTCTATGGTTTCACAATTCACGCCATCAGGCATATCCGTGATGCAGATTAGCTGATGCTCTATCTTTAGATTGCGCTTAAGCATTGACTCAAGTTTGTTCACATGATCGGCGCTGTAATCGCAGACATGAGGAAGCTGATAGCCGATACTCTTTCGCCGCCAAAGGAATGTCACAATTTTAAACAAAGCATTTCTCCGAATTTATCAAGATCGCCCGATTGATAATTGCCCGCCCTAGGCCAGAATGTGAATTCACCGAAATACGGCTTGCCGCAATAATACAGATCAATCCTCACGTATCTAAACCCATCGGCCAGTCGCAAAGCTAAATCTGTCAACTCCTTCCAGGCGTTTTCGCCTGGATATACGCTTGAGTCCGGGCAGTGCGCCATCTTTTCGTCAAGGTGCAAGCTCAGGACATTCCCATGACTGTCAAATATCGTCTCTTTGGGTGATTCAAAGCGATCAGAAATAACCTGAACCCAGCGAATCACACCATCTGATATGTGGAACTTATAGTCTGTCGAGTCTGGCAAAAGCTCCTCAATCATCACCAAGGCATCGGCATACTCATAAGCCCACTCGCCTTTTGATACGCCGTAAACTTTTGACAGCCTTGCCTGTATAAAATCCTTGCTCAGCAAATAATCCGACTCATTAAATAGAATCTTAGAGCTACCGCTATCGTGGCTACACTTAATCACGCATGGGTATTTGCTGGGCTTTTCTGGCTTTTTTGATACTAGCAACAAAGGAACCAAAAATTCAGAAGGAACAAGCGATCTGGCTTTTAGCTTGTCGCAGCATACTTTGTGCTTCTCTGTTCTGTCATTAACCATCAACCACTTGATAATGCTATTGTAATTCACTTCACAAATACCATTAGGTCAAGATTGCATCCGTATCTTGGGTAAGGCACTTCAATGATTGAATAATCCCGCCCCACCAGATCGGCATATTCTTCAATGTCACGGTTAAACACAGGGGGGTTTCCGGGTCTTCGCCACTGCCTGCCCATGATCTCGCCTATCACGATCCGGTCATACCCCTTGGCCTTCTCGATTATTTCCGGCAATTCATCGTCTGAAACGTGAAGTAGAACTGTATAAGCCAGAAACGTGTCAGCCTGTACCCACTCGGTCGAATAGGTATGGCCGGGGTTGTTAGTCTTGGCCGCTTCCAATGCATTTGGGTTGATGTCAAAGCCCGTATAAGCCGACTTATCGAACGCAGGTGATAGACGCCCGTCACCACAGCCAAACTCAAACACAGAGCCTTTGACGGCTTTCTCAAGCGCCTCAAACAATCCCTTTTCGGGGAATCTTTCACCGGGAGGCGTGATATGCACTAAGTCGCGGTTTGATTGCCAGTATTCAGCTGGGGTCATTCAGTACGTCCTCTAGCGGCTTTCTCGGAATGGTTAGCGCGGTTTCTCTGGTGCAGTTAATCAACGGTATCCCCAAGGCGTCTAGGTCTAACCATATCTCGTCAAAACACTGAACCCACTTGCTGAGCATATCAGACGATGGGTTGCTGGTTTTTTTGTGGTCACCATGCCAGTGTGATTTGCCCCCGGTCATTTGCATATCGAACCCTAAGAGATAAATCTCCGCAGCGCCTAGAAGGTAAGCTAAGCCAACAGCCATATATCCCGAACTGCCCCCGGCGTGAATCTTATCCCTTCCTAGTCCTTTGGCTTTGGTTCCTGGCGCAAACAGAATATCAAAAGCCGTCGCAGCCTGCCTTGACCATGTAAATTTCATCCCCTTGAAGTCTTGCCAAATATCCCTATTTCGTTCCCACCAGTTAAAGTCGCACGCATACAAAGCATCAGCCCACGGAATCATCTTAGCCGTGGAATTTACTACGATGACTTTTTCGCCTTTGAGCTTTTGCGCGTCTTCTTGGGTGAGGCTGGGGCCGCTTGCGACGACAAAGACTCTTTGTCCGGCCCATTGGTTAAAGGGATGTCTCCGACTTGCGGCACCTCCTGCACGACCTTGGTGTCGTATGTGGTGCGGATAGCTTCAACCATGCCCACTGACTCCCAATTTGCAGCCATTGACGGCGACACACCATCAAGAATTTGACCAGCTTCGATATTGCCGAATTGGGTTGAAATAAACGGTTTTAGTGCTTTTACTTTCATAAGTAGAACCTCCGTTCCACATATTACCATGATTACAGTAGATAGAGAATTTTATCGCCCTTTGCCTGATTCTCAGAAGCCCACATTGGGCGCAAATTTGTATAGTGGTTCAGGGCTATAACATCGGCTTCATTGGTTGCGGATGATATTGGCACTATGTGGTCTAAGTGCCATTCGCTTCGGTTATCCCAGCTCATTCCGTCGTGGAACTGCCTTTCAATATGATCTGCAAACTGCTGCCATGAGTCTACGCCAAGCATTTCCTGCGCCCTGCTTCGCTTTTTGCATCCCTGCCTTGAGAAATATTTACATATCAAAGCCCTTGTTCTAAACGATAAATCAAGAACGTGGTCTTTTTCCTTGCGAATCTTTAACTTTTTGTTGGCTGCAACATAGTAGCCTGGAATGCTTCTTGCCAGCGCTTGCCTCTCTTTAGCATAAATTGCGCTATGGGCCTTCGCGCAATCCCGGCATTTTCTGTGCTGCGCGTTAGCTTTTATGATATTTATTCCGCAATCTTCGCAAGTCGCATTTTTGCCTCTCCCAAGAGGAGCGCCTGCCTCTCTTCTTTTGCGGTCCATTGCTTTCTTCGATCTTTCCCTGACAGCTTCTAATCTGCAATTATCACAATAAACATCGGCGTTAGTCTTGTATGCCACTATCTTTCCGCAGCCAGCCTTGCACAAAGTTTCTTTAACTCTCGCGGCTCTGGCGGGCGCTTGATTCTTGCGCTTCCATTCTCGGTGATAAGTGCGCATAAAATCCTTGCGGCATGGGTGACTGCAATATGCGTTATTGGTTACTTTGGGGAATTCTATGCCGCATTGTCTGCAATGGGCTGTTTTTTGAATTGCGCGGGGTGTAGAATCTGTATTGTCCATTTCACTACCTCCATAGTGTTTTGGCTAGAAGCCCCGAACAGGTTACCGCCTGCCGGGGCTTCGTCCATTATACCACCGTTAGATGGTCAAGTCTCCGTAGCGTACTGCGAGAGGCGTATAGACGGCAAGAGCGCCCCGCATCTCTGCACGAATCGTGAGTAAATTTTTAGTAACATTATCAGCGTCCTGCTCAAACATCTCAACAGTGACGCCTTGACGCATGAACATCTGAATAGCATTGCTATCCATCATGTAGAACTTGCCGCTTGCTACATCATTGGAGGTTACTACAGGGATGCCCCAAAACAGCGGAGTCATACCGCCGTTGATGTAGGACAGTGCAGCACCGCCACCGGCAGCGTAGTCATTGGATGAAGCGGTAGACTTCACACGCTCTATAGCGCCAAAGTCAGCCGGATTCATGATAATGACGTTCGGCATGTAGTCAGCGCCGATAATCGCATACTTCGCGCGGTTCAGGCTGTCCAGCGCGATTTCACCAGACTGAGGCGTAAATGCAGTGTGGCGACCGGAAGCCGACAAGCCAGCAATGTTCGGGCTGGTGCCGTTGCCCTTCAGGATTTGAGACTGCAAACGAGCCTGAAGGCCGTGACGCATACGTCGATCAATGTAGCTTTGCAGCATCGGCGCATCGTCCAGAACCTGCTTAGAGGCGCGGATGAAGTGCGCAATGGTGCGCACAGGATCATTGACCAGCTCAAAGGTCAGATCAGATTCAGGCTTGGCAGCGCCTTCCTTGGTCTCTGCGGCATCGTTTGTCCAGCTCGCCTCGCGGGTGTATTCAATCTGATTGCTTCCAGTTGTACCCATCGGCACGAAGTCCAGAACATTCAACGCGCGGAACGCACCGGGAACGATACCGGGCAGACGGTCAGCCTGCACCAGAGTGTCCACAGGATTCTGAGGGGAGCCACCTTCGCCAAGGATGGTGTTCTTCACCTCAATGCGAGCCTTGACGCCTTCGCCAGCTTTGAAGCCTTTGAACGCCTCAGACTCAGCGAATGACTGACCCCATGATTTGTGCTCCTGACCGGAATCACCACGGAAGCCTTCAGTAGATTTCTGTTCCAGCTCCTTCAGGCGGTCTTGCATTTCAACACTGCCTTCTAGCGCCTGCTTGAATTCCTCAGACAGCGCCTTCACTTCAGCGCGCACAGATTCGGCAGCTCGGCCAGTCTCTGCCACCTGAGATTCATACTTACCAACAGCTTCTTTCAGCTTTGTTTCCAGCGCAGCAAATGCGCCGTCGAGGTCTTTCTGCTCAATAGTCATGATATGACTCCTTCTCTCGGTTTGTTTAGATTCTCATTTGCTTGATACGGTCAGCAAGACTGACCATAGTTTGCTCTCGATCACCAAGAGACAGGGACTTGATTCGACTCACAAGCGCAGTCGCGTTAGCCCTTGAGAAGCCTCCTGCCTCACGCAGGATAGACTCCAATTCTTTCAAGCTCTCGCAGCGGTCAATAACATCGCCCATCTGCTTAACTCCTGAGACAATCGCCCCAAGGTCAGCCGGTTCCTCGACCACTGAAATTTCGATCAATTCAATCTCATCAAGTTTACGAATAGCGCCCTCTGTGCGCTCTTTACGGACGCGGTAGCCAATAGACATACCATCCACAGCGCCATGCTTTAACGAGGCGTATACATCCTCTGCGATTGAATGGCCGGGGGTTAAAGTGCCCCTGACATAAAGTCCCTTCTCGTCCTCATACATTTCTTCCCACTTGCCTATAACCGGGCCAAAGTGGTTCCACCGCATCCGAATAGGGCGGTCGCGGCTCTTTAAGGTAGATTCATAAGCGCCGGGGGTGATTGAGTCGCCGTAGGAATCCACCCCGTTAAACACGGAGGCATACCCCTCAAAGGTGCGGTGCATGTCATCCCCGAACTTAACCTGAACTTGGGACAGCGAAAGCCGTTTATACTCCATTGCTACCTCCACCCGGCGTAACAACCGGATTACGCGCACGCGTCAAAGGAATCATCGTGCTGTTAACGTACAATTCATCACCGCCTGGAAGTGGCGCTCTGCCTTCCTCGGCCCTTGCCTCATTCGGCGTGATCTGGCCTGAGTTAATTTCTTTCTGCTTCGCCTCTGCCCTTGCTGCCCGGTCAGCCCTTAGCAGTGCGTCAAAGTCAAACCGTACATCTGCTTTTGATCGCAGGCCCGGAGCCATCAGGTTGTGAGTTATGCTTGACTCAAACCGTTCCAGATAGGGGCGAAGATTCAGCTTGTAGAAGCCTTGAACGATCTGCTCAATGCCCGATCCCCACGTTGTAGAGCCTGAAGTGTCGTTAATCAGAACTGAAGGCACGCCCATAAACCTGGCCAAGTCCTCAATCGAGAACCTTCGGGAATCCAGCAGCTCAATATCCTCTGGCGACATGGAGACCTTTTCATACTTCATGCTGGCCTCTAGCACCATCAGCCTATCTGAATTGCCCTCGCGCAATTCGTTAAACTCGTTTCTGACCTGCTCGCGCTGCTTGTCGGTCAACATCTTGTCGATCATCAGAACGCCAGTAGGCTTGCCGCCATTCTGGAACGTCTGACTAATTCTGCGCTCTCCTGCAAGAGCTATGCCAATTGTATTACGAGCATACCCAAGCGGTGACAGGCCGACGATTCCATTGCCGAACAGTTTTACATGCCAGATAGACTCAGCGGCGTAAGCGGCCACCCCGTCATCACTGTAGTAGTAATGAACTATTGACCCGTCAAGCATCAACCGGGTCTCTACCTGAGATGACATCAAGGGTACTAGCCCCACCAGACGATTACCCACGTACTGCTTGCGCGCGTAGCAATTTCCCGTCATCACAAGGTTAAGCATCATCGTCTCAAAGAACTCAAACCGCGTTTGATAGCGGTTCACCTTCCCTGCAAACAACTCCGACACATCAGACCTTAATGGGGGATTGCCTGGTAAACTTTTGTCGTTAATCTCAAGCGGAAGCCCTGCTACTGTCTCAGCAAGCAATCTGGAACATGACCAGATAGCCGACAATTGCATGGCTGTGTCAAACGTAACCGGCTGCGGTGTAGGCGCGGCATAAGTGGCAGGCGTCGGGTTTTGTGATCCTTCCTGTATGTGGAGGCCATTAAAACCAAGC